TTGATAAGAGAATCTTCCTGTAACTGTACCACCACCTGCATTACGTAACTGATTTATTTCTGCATGTATTCTACCTTTGTGTTCATATTTTAAAATAGAATCTATAAAAGTTGTGTGTGCTTTGTTAACTTCTCGGGCTTTTGCAATTAGATTAACAACTGGATGCTCGTGTTCTTGTAAAAAGTTTTTAGTAAAACTTGGTGCATCTGTTTTTTCTGTTCTCTCAAATGGTATCTTTAAATTTTCAAATACTTCTGCTATACTTCTTGCTGCCCATATCTGTGGCCTTACGTTAGTTTCTTTTTCTATTTCTGTAAGTATTGCACGTTCTTCTTCTATTAAATTTTTCTTTAATTTTTGTGCACCTTCTACATCAACTCTTACACCCTTAAACCTCATGTCTACCAAGCAAGGAAACAAATCTGTTTCTAGTTCCATAATAGATTGTAAGTCTTGTAGTATAATTTCTTTTTTCATTTCTTGCCATAAAGCAAACGTAGCTTCTGCATCACGTTCAGCATAAGAACCAACGTTAAGCGATGGTAGTTTATACATTTCAGACTTTGGATCTATTCCCCATTCAGCTGCTGCTTCTGCAAGTGCAACCTCATTTTTACCATAGCCATTGTATTTCCATGACAAACTATTAAGATCATATCTAAATCTATTTTCATCAGTTACAGCTGCAGCTATCATTGTATCTACAATCCTGCCATTAATTTTTAGTCCCAGTGCCCTGATCCAACATACATCGTACATTGCATTGTGAAATATTTTTGTTGAAGTTGTGTTTAAAATATCTTGAAACCATTCTAATACTTTTTTACGATCCATGTTGCCACCACCTTCGTGTGCTATTGGAAAGTATCCTTTGTAATGCGCCGTTGCTACAGCTATCCCTATAACTTCTCCATTACCAATGATTGCACCAGATCCTTTTTTAATTAAGTCTGGGTCACGTGTTTCTAAGTCAATTGCAATCTCGTCAACCTGTCTTAGGTCCGGAAACTCTGTAGGTATAACCCATTCTGTTTGTGCACTAAATGTAGGTATCTTCATTTTATTTCCTTTTGATATACGTAGTTAGTTTCTATTTTTTTATTTAGTTTATCTTTGTTGCTAAATGCATACAAAGCAGCATCATAATTTTGTGGAAATATTTCCCAATCTACTAGTTTTGGATATATTTCTAGATTAAATTTATATTTACTAATTTTAATTGTTTTTTTAATTATGCTTCCTTTTTTATTTTTCATATTATCAAGTAACAAAAAATCAATAGGCAAGTAAATAGCCCCATGTAAAATGGTATATGATTATTCGGTTCCATAATCCCTTTCAATTATCATTTCTATAAAATGTATTGCTTTTTCTAGGTCTTGTTTTTTTCCTTTATCTCTGTGTCTCACTATGTACTTTATAGCACAACCCTCAGGATATAGCAATTCGTTCTCTACTACAAACTTACTGGGCTGTATTTTATATTTTTGATAGTGATTCCCGCCGTGCTGCTTATCCCAAACTTTAGATGTCATAACCTCTGTCCTCCCTTTTTGCTGTCATTATATATAAGTTTTGTTTTGCACGTGTTACACCTACGTACCAAACTCTGTGTTCTTCGTCTTGTTTGTCTAAACTATTTTCTGTAGCTTCTCTTATTTTTTTAGTATTATCTAAAATAATTAAAACATTTGTAGCTTCTCCACCTTTGGCTGCATGTATAGTTGATAGTTTAATTCTTGGTTTTTCAGATAATCTTTCTTCATTACGCATCATTTCTCTGATATATAAACATTCTTCTGGATCAGCTTTAAATACTTCAAACCACCTTTGAGTTTTAGAATAACCCCATTCAAATAAATCATACATTCTTTCGTCTTCAGGTACTTCTTCTTCTAAAAATTCAAACAAATCCTTAATTTCTGACAAAGATAATTTATCTCCATTAGTCCAACGAGTGTAATCTTGTATTGATTTGTACAATCTAGTCCTGTAACTTTTCCTACCTTTTATTTCAAAATATAAACCCATATCTTTTAAGTCTGGTGCTAATTTTTTAAGTTTGTCATTAGTTCGTGCCAGTATTAACCAATCACCTTCATGTAATGGTAAGTCTTCTATTGATGTTACGTATTCTACGTAACCTTCTTCTGGTCTTGGTGACCATTCTTTTTTAATTCTTCTGTGGTCTGGTATTCTATTTAAAATACAACCAGCTATATTTTGTACAGCTTTTGGAATTCTGTATGATTGAGGCAAAATTATGTCTTTTGCAGGCTCACTTTGAAACCTTGCAACATCTGCACCAGCCCAACCATAAATTGCTTGATCATCGTCACCGGCTAAGATAACATGTTTAGAGTTTTTCTTAAGTATATCGTACATTTTCCACTGTATTGGTGACAAATCCTGTGCTTCATCAATAAATACTACGTCATATTTTGGACACAATTTGGACACATTAAATTTTTCAATCATATCTGTAAAATCTACCAGGCCATATGCTGCCTTATAATTGTCTACTTCGTCTTTTAAAATTTGTAACATGTGTTTGTCTATGTCTTGTGAATACATGTCAGTATTATATTCTTCTTCTATTGTAATACCTTTAATCCTTGCTGCATTAATTATGTTAAAGTATTCGCTATCCGAATCTACAAACCCAGTCTTCTCTTCGCCATTAGAATAAACTGTAACTTCTATTCCTAGTTTACGACCTATATCTTCGTAGTGTTCGTCTTGCATTACATTACTTTTTTTCATACCTAGTTCTGTAAAAGCTAATGAGTGTAGAGTTCTAAAATATTTTAAATCTTTTTGATTATATTTTGGATACAAATCTAAAGTTCTGTCTATAGCTTCTTCTGCAGCTTTCTTTGTAAATGCAAAGTAACCTATCTTATCTATTGGTGTACCAAACTTGACTAAAGTTCGTACATAGTTAATAAGTCTGGTTGTTTTCCCTGTTCCCGGAGGCCCGTATATTTTTCTAATCATTACATTATCTCCGTATTGTGGTTTATTTTTGTGTGGTTAATTTGTATGTCTTCAAACTCTTCTATACTAATTGCTACTACATTCTTTGTAGGTGTATTGTATTTACCTTTTTCTTTTGTAGGAAATCTTTTCTGTTCTAAAAATTCTATGTTACATTTTTTATAATTTACTTTCATCATAACACCTGTCTTATCTTCTGTGTGTTTCCAATTCTTAGATCTTAGTTTGTCATAAAACTTTTCAAATTTAAAATATGCATAACCATCTTCTATTAATACTGTACCAGATTTAAATGCAGCATCATTCATAGCTTTAGGTCCATTAATTTTTGCATGTATTACATCATGTAGTTTTTCTTTAGGTGATGTACCTACTGGTGGATGTGTAATAGTTTGTGTACCATACAAAACTTCTAATACCATTTGATCTTCATCAGCTTTTATAATTGGTGGTGGAAACCCTGCAGCTTTGGCTATTGCATTTCTACGTTTACGTTGATCGTTAACATGTTCTACTGTTTTACAATGTACTGTAGCTGTACCGATACCATCTGGTTTAGTTACATCAAATTCATACTCTGGTTCTGGGTCCAAATCTATTTTTTTTAAATTAGTTAATACTGGATATGATCCTTTAGATCCTGCTAAAATTCCATGTTTCTTTTTTACACAAATACCTTTTTTACAATAATCACTAATAGGACTCTGTGTACAAGTGTAACCTTTAAATTGTTTAGACCATGATCTAACTTTAGCATTAAGAGATTGTTTATCCCACGCATTTGCATGTGCAGGTTCAAAATACTTGACTGGTGCATTCATGACTTTCTGTTGCCAGCTATCTGGGTACTTCATCTTCACAAACACATGATAATTATACATAAATCTGTCCTTGCCATCAAAACCTGGATTCTTCATTATCTTGCTAAGATGTGCTAGACATGGCGGTCCATCATCAAATTCTTCATCAACACCTTCTAAATCTTTTTGTTCTATACTTTCTGTAATAATTTTTAAATCTTCTGCACTGACTGTATTACTTTCTACTACTGATATAAATTGATCAAATGTAAAAGGCTTACCATCTAGGTTTATTGCTAACCTCTCAGACTTTTTAAAATAAGGTAAGTTAATAAAATTACCTTTGTTTAATTGTCCAGTGTCACTGTCTTTTGTTAACTGTGTTTGCTTTGGAAATATTTCACAATCTGGTTTTAATTTAAATAATGGTAATAGATTACTTAAGAAAGATTTAATTAATGCTGCAGGTATAAAGTCATTCATAAATAAATATAAATGCAGTCCACCGCTTTTAGATAGTATAGGTATTAAAGGTAGTTTGTAATTTTGTATTATGTCTATAAAAAATTTCTTGTCAAAGTCGTCGTAGTTTTTAGGGTCTACATCTATTACACCAAACCTTGCTTCTGATTCTTCATTACATGGCTGAACACCAATAGACTGTGTGCCTTCTAAATGATTAAGATATACCTCTTTTGTTAGAGGTTCATCGTTCCATCGGTAAATAGGTTTCTGCTTTCTGCTTTCTGGATCAACCTTTAGTGTAGACATATCTGCTACACCATAGG